AACGGGTTATCAATCGTGTCAATGTAAACCTCTTGATCAAACGAATCCTCACTGACATAACGAGTGTTTATGCGCCAGTAGCCCCAACCCATACGTACAGCATAGTCAAACGCAGTGTCATAGGCAGTGTCGGCATTGGAGTTAACCTCAATGTGCCGGGTCATGCCCTCAATGACTTGGGCAATCTTGTAATCAGCCAAGTTATTCACAGGATGCACTTTGATGCGGGGGCGCTGCATCCGCTGTTGGTTAGTTACCTGTCGGATGTAGGAATCAATCTTGTTGATGGTCAGGCAGGGTCTAGCTTCCAAATTTCTGCTGTTCTGTATCTCAACAGGCCATTGATCACCTGCGGCAAACTTAATGTCTTGCAGGGCTTCGGCTCGATTGAATGAATCTGCGTCATTGACCAATCGCCAAAACTTAATGGCTTCATTAATTCTTGTGTCTTTGCCTGCTGCGTCTTGGTATGCCATATTTGCCCCTTTTGGGAATTATCCCATCCAACCGCCTGCCATTGCAACTTGTGCCTTGGGCTTGCGTCTTGGCGTGTCTTTAATCATCAGGGCTATGTAGCGGAATGCGTCAGCCCCGTGCGAATAATGGTCATGAAGTGGATGGCGGCTGAATTGCCCCGTTTCTGGGTCAACCTCATAACGGTAATGGCGCAGGCAGTTAATGCCCTCTGCGGCTAGTTCACGGTCAAACCAGCAGTTTGGGAATATTGTTCTAGCGGCATTGATTGAGTCCAGCACAGGAACTTTGGGCAGAATCTGTGTCTTGTACCCCGCCGCCCTCACAATGTCATCAATTGACCGCCCAGCCGCTGCTAATGTCTGATTCTCAGCGTCATGAGGCAACCAAACCGTATCGTAAACATAACCAAACGTCTGCATGGTTGCCAAATAGTGCGTCATGGTTTTCTGGCTGTCTTCAATGTACCGAATCAAGCGGGTTTCCATGCCCACAAACTGCAAGAACCAGATTGATGTGCTATCAGACCAGCCAAGATCAAACACGGCGTGGACGGGCTTTGTTGCGTCATAAGCCACACGGGTTAGCCTGCCCTCAATTTCAGCCTGCTGTAATTCCTTGGCAAATATCGCCCCGTCTACTGATTGGCGGCACAACCCTTCCCAGACTTGGTTATAGGATTCAGCGTCACGGTTTTTCAGTGCATCCTTTTCCAACCGCAGGGTTTCAGGAAACCATGGATTGTCCGACCAGTTGATTTTGATCTGGATGCAATCTTCTGGCGGTCTAAGCACAAACCGCTGGTAGGTTTCGTCTGTTTCTAGCTCAGGGTTGAACGAAATCCATATCTCGCTGCCCTGCTTGCGGATAGTAGGTATAAGCACGTTCCAACTAAGGCGGCTGGTAGTTTGGGCTTCTTCCACCCAGCAAATGTCTACGCCTTCATAAGATTTGATGTTTGCAATATTGTTTCTTAGGCCAGCAAAGGCGAACTCTGTGCCGTTCTTACCCCTGATGCTGTTTTGGGTGATTTCATAGAACCCTAGCAGGCCAAGAGTTTCAATCTGGTCACACAGCAGTTTATGAACTGAATCCTTGATGCTGGTCTGGAATTCCCGCGCACACAATATGCGTAGCGGTTCTTTAGCCCCTTTGATCAGCAACGCCCTAGCAATACCCCATGACTTAGCGCCGCCCCGTCCACCGTAGGCTATTTTGTAGCGTGATGGTTTGAACAAGCCTTGCAGCTTGATGGGAAATTCAGCATTGGCAATGGCACTAGCAACATCACTCATTTGGCTTTACAAATGTCACTTGAATGCCTGTGATCAGTGGCGCACCATCTGCACCCGTGATTTCTTGTTTTGTGCTTTCTCTGTATTTCTTTGGAAACCTTGCAGCCATTGATCTTGACCACAACGTAGCATTCAATCGGTCACTATCTTTGTTCTCAACCATGTAAGCTGCGGCTTGTTCTTCCCACCATGCTTGTTCATAAGTCTTAGCATCATCCAAGGCGTGCATAAATTCTTCATGTGCATCGCGCCATAAGTATATTGTTCTAAGGCTTACGTTCAATTGGTAGCAGATTTGCTCAACAGATTTTCCAATGCGTCCTAAGTCCCTGACTGTCTCGCAATATGCGGGGTCATATAAGGTTGGGCGACCTACTGGACGCTTTTCTAGGACGGAAACTATGTCTGTCATTTAGCTAAATCCTGTGATTTATAATAGCCTTGCCGATTAAGGTAAAGCATATCACTTATTGGCGTATCGTAACCGTAAGGATTGGTTTGGCTTTTATATTCACCGGGAAAATATGTTTGTCTTTCATCTGGTGTTAGATTTTGGCGTTGTTGAACTTGTCTAGCTTCAACTTCACCGCCTAAACGATTATACATTTGATTTGGGTTATATGGGGTGGTTTTTTTATCTAATCCATACATTTGCATTAATTGTTCAGCTTGTGTTCTTGCGTCTGTGCCTTTACTATATGCAGGCCAACTTGCTTGAAATCTAGCTTCTTCATGTGGCAACCAACTACCAATGCCTTTATCGTAGTAATCTTGTACTAATTTATTTTCAGCATTTCTAAACCAATCAGAATTATTGGCAGGAGTCATTCCCATTCTTTCAGCGGTTGCTTCTACTTCTTTGCGCCATCCTAGAATATCTCTAGCTTTCTTTGCCGCATCTTGATGTTGAAAATCAACAGCAGAACCGCCAACCGCCCAATTTTCAGCTTCTTGAATAGGATGCTGTAATTCATGAAGCATTACATCTTTTGCTTCATCTTTGTTTAAACTACCTTTTAATTGAATCCATCCTTTACCTTCTTCTGGAAGAGCATTTGTGCCAGAAGATTTGCTATTTTCTGGATGGAATCTGACTTCAATATCTTTTAAATCTGGGTATTTTTTAAAAAGCTCAGGATGTTCAAATACATCACCCACAGTTACAGGTTCTGCTGTTTTGTCTTTGCCTAATTTTGTCATTTGGTTCATTACTGCATCATGAAATGTTTCACCACCTTTAAGACTTGCGGCACTATCTCCAACTTCTTGCCGCCATTGCTTATCATTTGCGCCGCGATGCACTTTTAGTTTTTCCCAAATTTCTTTTGGATTCAGTCCCTTTTTTTCTAACATTGCCGCTTTAAATGCAATTTCTTTAGCCGCAGGAACAAAAATACCAGCAGGGTTATAGGCTTCAGCAAATGTATCCATTGTGCTTTGCTGCGCCGACTGTTGTTCTGGCGTAGCTTGCTGCCCCCTAGCTGGTGCGCCAAACCCTTGAGCAGCTTGATACATCTGCTGGTTGTAATCCCTTGCGCGGTCATTTGCGTTGCCAACCATCTGCTGCAAGCTAGTGCCGGGATTCTGTACAAAATCCAATGCTTTGCGTTTAGCAGTGTTGATTGCACTATAAATGTCGGCAAGAGTTGGCATTTACTTTTTCTTTGGGGCTTTTTTAGCCTTTTCAGCTTCTTTCTTAACTGAATATCCAATAGCTACAGCCTGCTTTACAGGCTTGCCAGCTTCAATTTCAGCCTTGATGTTCTGCTTCAACGCCTTGGGTGTCATTGATTTGATCAGTGGCATCTTTGCCCTCCATTTGACTTAACCAATATTGACAGTCCTGAATTGCCCCGCCAATCGCATGGAGGTTTATTTCCAATTGTTTGGCTTGGCTGGTCAGGAATTCAATGCGGCTTTTTAGTGATTCAATGTTCAAGATGCACCGTGAATGATAGAAAAGTTAATGATAACGGCTTCAGAATATGAAGTTGCACTCAAATTACGCAATGAAATCAAACAAGTGCCAGCCGCCATGTATGAAACATAGGTGGTGTAAGCGCCAGCAGCACTACCAGTAGTGTTGCTAGAAACGGTCACAATCATTGTGTCATTGGTGGAAATCAAGCTGTTGGTCAGAATGAATGATGCTACTGCACCGCCTGCCAATGCTGCGTTGTTCATTGTGATGCGACCAGCAGACTTGTTCAAAGTCACGCCTGTTGATTTGTCGGTCAACTGAGTTACAGCGCCTTGTGCGGCTGCTGAATAACCAATTTCTGCACTTGCATAACAAGTGGTGAATTCTGGGTCGCTATATGCAACGCCAGTTGCTACTGAATTTGACATGATTTCTCCTTGTGAAATGTGTGGATTATGCCTCTACTACGGCACAAATGTCGGCTTCTTGAATAATCTGGTAGTCCTGCCCGTCAATGTTGTGAACAGGCCAATTCAGATAATCCCCGTTGCCATACTTGATAAAGTCGCCCACCTGAGTCTGATCAACCGATGGGCCAACCGCTACAACTGTTCCCTCATTGAATGATTCTTTGTTGTTGACATAAATAATGTCGGACAACTTGCGAACATTGGGGCGAACAACTACACGGTCACGCAGAGGCTTGATCATTCTTTGGCTTTCTTCCGGGCTTTTTTCTCAACGGCGGTTCTGCCACCGTATCGGTCAAAATGTCGTAAACAGGCAAAGTCAACATCACTGGTTCAGCTTGTTGCGGCAATGTATGTTCACCGCACCAATCATTCATGTGCCTGTTTATTGTCTGTGGATAGCGGCGACAACTGCCCATGATCTGGGCATTCAAAAAGAACTTGCAGTCGGCGCAGCTTGCCATTACTGGCTACATTTACGGTCGTGAGTGTAGCAAACGCCGCTAGAACGTCCACCGTCAAATGCCTTGTCAGCACCTGTCATGTTAGTTTTGGCGGCTGGAATGCCCTTTTTGGCGCTTCCTTGCTCACCTGTGCTGTCGGATGCTTTAGGGTTGCCTGACATTGTGGCTTTTACGCCATAGCCAGCGGGTTCTCTTTTCATCAGTTGTGCCATGATTAATCCTTAGTTGAGGAATCGCAGTTTATAAAGGGTTGAATTGATCAAGTCGGCGATTTCATCCACCAAATTTTGCAATTCAGAGTCTTGCGGCAGCTCCTTGCGGGATTCTTCCACAAAATCTTTCATGTTTTCTAAATACTTCACAGGGTCTTTTTCTGTGTGAAATTCTTCAGGAAACTTTTTAAGTTGTTCATATTTGCCCATATACGCTTCGGCAAACTGGTCAACCAAATCAATAATTTGGGCATAATATTCCCCTAATGCAACGTGTTTTGCATAGCTGGTTGTAGACCAGTGCATGAAATGCGTCACCGTACTGCTATGCAATAGATGCGCTACGAATTCGGCTACTTCTTCATTCATGTTGGCACTATATCAAAAAAAGGGGGGTTGCAACACCCCCCTAAGACAACTGCGATTCCATTGTAGGCACAAGAACATCAGCAGGCCATAACCCTGCATTGCAAAGGGCTTGCACCGTTGCTTGATGGGCATCCTGCCATTTTTGCTGACGCTCTTCTTTGCTTAATTCGTTGCCTTGATCAATCTCATAATGACATTTCAGGCACAAAGCCGCTACCAGATTGTCGTCAGCCTTGATCCCTCGACCCTTGCCGCCGCCCCAATTTGTATGTGCCGCCTGCACCATATTGCCCGACCCGCAGGCTTGGCAATCAAGCCCCGCCACCAGCTTTAGGAGTTTTTTTGATCTGACGTATTGATGTTTTTGAAACAATTATTGTCTCCAAGGTTGTAAATCTGTGTTCGTTGGCGCACTCTAAGCGCCGCCTGCGCGTATTTCCTGTGCTGATTCTGGTTTCTTTGACTATCGTCCACGTCCCGCATTCTGGGCATTTCACTGATGCGACCTATCTTGCATCCTGTTTGTGGCTTCACGGGTACGCCAGATTTCTACATCCAAACGATGGCTTTCTAGTTCCCAGCGCAAAGTTTCCTCCCTTTCCACCGCAGCCGCCAAGCCTTTAATGACGGTTTGGTATTCAGGGCTGGAATAGGCTTCACGTTCTTGGTGGCTGGCGGCATCAATTCCGTTAAGCAAAGCATCACGCATCAACATGGCTTTTTTAGATTTGCGAAATTCCTCAAGATAAACCCGCTGTCCTTTTGCGTCACCATACAGCGGCGCTTTGTCCCTGATTGCTTGTGTTGATTCTTCTGGTTTCATTTCAATACCCCAATCATTCGTAAAGCCGCGTCAGGACTGTCTACAACCGCCAATGCGCCGCCGTTCCACTCTCGATGCCACCGTAGTTGGTCTTCTGTCAAAAGACGCGCTGACGGCGGTTTATTACCGTCTTTGATTTCCATGAGTAATGTTTTTCCTTGATAGCCCACCAACAAATCAGGAACACCTTTGCCAACACCAGCCAAAGATTGCACCGTAGCGCCAGCCGCCCGTAGCGCAATTACAACGGATTCGTGATTTGCGTCAACCTTTGCTGCTCTCAATATTCATTCTCCTGCGTAAATCATCAACGGCGCGTTGACCACGTTTTTTTACTAAGTCGGATAAGATTTTCTGCCACCATGCTGATGCTTCTATTTTGCCAATCTTGATTACATTCTCCCGATACCGCTTGATCCACTCCCGTGCTTCCGATTGGCGCAAGGTCTCCTGTATCTGTAAGCGCTGTTCGTATGGCAGATTGGCTAAATTCTTCACCGTCTTTAAGTCTGGCAAGGATGCTGTTGGCAATTTGTCTGTGTTCATTGCTCATAATGTTTTCTTAATTCGGCAAGTTTACGTTTTGCTTCTGCAACCACCGCAGGGTCAACAGGTTTAGGGCTGTAGGTTAGCTGCAGTTCATCGCGTGGAATAACAGGGCCAGCATTACAGAATTCCCTAAACTTGATGGCGCTTGGCACAAAGTCACCATTTAGGCGGCTTATTGCATAGTCTAAATTTGGCTGATAAGTCAAAAAATTACCAAGCTGACGTTTCCATTCTTGGCGTATCAGGCTGGGGTCAATGCCATCCCAATGCCTAGCAAATGCAGAACCGTAGATAGCACTCATTCTGGCAAAGATGTAATCCAAGCCATCATCAGGATTCAATGAATTTGACATTGTTGCCACCTCCCAAAAGACCGCGAGTTAAGCCAGACATAACGGTCTGGTTCATTTGACCTGTTTTTGTTAACTGTTGTTTTTCAGCAACCCAATCAGCTTTAAAACCACGCCAACCCCTAGCGGCACATTCAGCCAATGCCTGTTCAAGTGTCCAGCCTGCTTTGCTTGCTTCACGCTGAATTGACTTAATTACGGTTTCGGTGATTACTGCCCTGCTTGCTTTTCGTTGGGCAACAAATGAATCCCAAACATCTGGTGATACGCCATCTGGCGCTTGTATCTTCTTTGTCTCTCTCTTTGTCTCTGTCTCTGTCTCTCTCTCTGGGATAGCAACTTGCTGGCAATCTGCTAGCACTCCGCTAGCAACAACAAAAAAGCCTTTATCAATTAATGGTTTAACTCCATCTTGATATTCTTTGGGTGTGATGTGCAAGCGAAACACAAGCTCATCCAATGAGCCATCAAAACTACCGTTTTTAGATTCTGATGCTAGCAACCACATCAATGGCGCTAGCGCCTTGCTAGCAATTGGCAACCCCATGAAAACCCTGTCGTTGAGAATTTCGCGGTGTAATTTTATCCAAGGAGGAAGACGATCTTTATAGTGCTGAAAAACAGCCCAATTTTTGGGTATCAATAACATATAAACCTTACGTCGTCGGTCACCGTTACAAAGAGACTGTGGCAGAGCGGTAACGAATCGCCTTTTCCCCCGCTAAGGGTAGCCAAGTCCACATTTTAATCCAATACAAACCACTGTGGTCGTAAATCTTTCAACTGGCGCAATCTCAGTTCAGGCACAGCTTTCCACTGGCAAACCGCTGCTCGATTAATTCCAAGAATTTTGGCAAGCTCAGTCTGTGAGCCTGCAAGATGGACTAATTGATCTTTTGTCATGGCGGCATTGTATGTTAAGGCATATAAACAACATAGTCCCCACAAAATAGTCAGGTACTTAACAAATTGCTTGCATGGTTGTTAATTATCCTTAACAATGCACCCATGCCCCAGCAATTTCGCATAGGGTCTTTAAGGAGTCAGTATGAAACACATTGCAACACTTCCCGTTTTAGATGCTCGCATCATAATTGACCAAGGTCTTGAGCACCTTGTTGTTGAGCATGGCGACTTAACCAAACCCCTAGATTGCTACTTTTGCCCAGTTACCGGCAATTTGTGGCACGCCTACCTTGGCACAACAGAACTCTATAACGTGTTGTCAGCCACCGTTATATCAGCCCTTGAACGTGAATTTGCACCTTTATGCGTATAAGGAATACCCATGTTTGAAATAGAAAAATACAAAAAATCTACCGAATGGGCAAAAGTTGCTCTTTGGATTGTTTCATTTACATCTATTGTGGTTGTGATTTTAGATGTAGTTTATTGGAGACCTTAAATGAAATATGCACTTTTGCTTTTGGTTGGGTGCGCCAGTCAGCAGCCACCTATTTACACAATGCGACCTGCCCCGGCTATTGCTGTGCAACCCATTGCGCCAAGCACTATGCAAGAACTGGTGATGGATAAACAAATCCAACCAATGAGCAGGAATGAAGTAATTGACGGAGTTAAACAATGTGAATCCGCAGGGCTTCGCGCTGTCCCCATCTACGCCAAACGCAAGATCAACGGTTACTCAGTGGAAACTGTGGTGGAAGTGACTTGTGGCCCACGTTACACATATTAAGGAAAAATCATGGAAACACCAATTGGAAACAAAATTGCAGCAGCGTTTGTTAAAGCACAGCGTCAGTTTGGGCCAGCCTTAAAAACGTCTACAAACCCTCATTTCAAATCTAAGTACGCTGACCTTGCCAATTGCATTGAAGCCGTTATAGGGGCTTTAAATGACAATGGCATAGGTTTAATGCAGCGCACTTATGAATGCAAAGATGGCGTTATGGTTGAAACCATGTTGATCCATGAATCAGGTGAAGTTATGGAATGCGGTTTGCTTCATGTGCCTGCCACAAAAATGGATGCAATGGGTTTTGGCAGTGCATTGACCTATGCGCGGAGATATAGTTTATTAGCCGCCACTGGCCTTGCCCCAGAAGATGATGACGGTGTAGCAGCCAGCCGCCGCACTGAGATTAAATCTACGGTCAACGAAAACCAAGTGGCTGATTTGATGGCGGCAATGGATGAAACCATTACGTTAGAAGAACTTCAAAAAACCTACAAAGCCGCTTATGCCGCAGCTAATGGTGATCCAGCTTGGCAGAAAAAAGTAATTGAGCGTAAGGATGCCAAGAAAACACAGTTGGAGGGCAAATGAAACACGAAATATCCCTTGACACACTAATCATGGCAAAACGCGCCTTAGATGAATTGACGCAATGGCATTTGGAAAGGGCGGTTAAAGATTTACCAGAATTTGATCGCACTGCTGATATGCGAAAACGTGCATACAAAGCCGCCAGCCAGATTGACTTGGCAACATTTATTCTTTTAAAACAAACTGTGGAGATTACCAATGGATCAACGAACTGAAGAATGGTTTGCCGCCCGGCTAGGCAAAGTGACCGCTAGCAAAGTTGCAGACGTAATGGCAAAGACCAAAACAGGTTATGCCGCCAGTCGAGAGACTTACATCACGCAATTGGTGCTAGAACGCATCACAAAGACCAAGGCAGAGGGTTTTACATCGCAGGCTATGCAATGGGGTATTGACCAGGAACCTTTTGCACGGGCGGCTTTGGAATTGCATCAGGGTTACCTTGTGCAAGAAACTGGATTTGTGCCACACCCCACCATTGAAATGGCTGGCGCTAGTCCCGACGGTCTTATTAATGAAGATGGAATTTGCGAAATTAAATGCCCAGAATCTAAAGGAATGGTGGAAACCCTATTAACCCAGAAAGTTCCTCAAAAATACTATGCCCAGATGCAATTTCAGCTTGCGTGTACAGGTAGGCAATGGGCAGATTACTGTGTGTTCGATCCTAGAATGCCAGAAAAGGCGCAATTATTTGTTGCACGAATTGATCGTGACGACAGATATATCGCAGAGATTGAAGCTGAAATTGTTAAGTTTTTAGCTGAAGTCAATTCCCAAGTTAAACAATTAACCGATTACATAGAAAGCAGATCATGAAAAAAATTAAAAACATTGTGGTTATCACTGGCACATACACCAACAAAGACGGTCAAGAAAAGAAACGCTACCAGACCATTGGCAGCTTGTTTGAAGATGGTGAAAATTTTAAAATTAAGTTAGACACCATACCTTTGTCAGATGGTGGATGGAATGGATGGGCAAATTGCTATGACTTGGAGGAAAAGACAAATACAGGGGCTAGAGATGACATTCCTTTTTAATCGCGCACGGTCACTTGATCCAGTGACCAGCCACGCCGCAGCCAAACAGTTTAAATCTGGGGACTTGCATTTTAAATTGATCGTTCAGTGTCTTGAACGGTTTGGCCCATTAGGTAAAGACGGCATTGCTTATTTGATTGGGCTAGATAGCAATCAAGTGGCTAGGCGATTGCCTGAAATGGCGCGGCTTGGTCTGGTTGAGTTAACTGGACACACTATCAAGTCAAGGTCTGGCAGAGCAGAACGCGAATGGAAATTAATGCCTGTTCAACGGGAATTGATTTAATTGCGCTGGCTAATTCTTTTGTCAATGGCGGTGAGCTGGCATCCCCAGCCGCCAACCGTTGCCGAATTGATATATAAAGCTAAACAGAAATCTGTCAGCAAGGTCTGCAACAAACCCCGCAAAACCAAAGCAGTTAAGGAGCTATGCAAACGATGGGAGAAATAATTTTCACCATATTGGTCATGACTGTTGGCGCACTTATTGGCATCGGCGGAATTGTTTTACTTCTTTATGTTTTTAGTAGTTAAGTAATAAATTTATATTTTCCCAATTTAAAATTGTCACAAATTTTAGATAGTATTTTCTTTGGCGATAATGCCATAAAAAAGGAAATATCATGTACAAATTGGTTATTGACATCGGCGATTGGACTTGGAACGAAGACGAAAAATTGACTATTGAAACAGTTGATTTTGAGAAAGCTCAGATCATTCAAGAGTTCATCGAGTTTCAGCAAGAGCATGGCTGGGCTGCTGATTATGAGTTGTCACAAGAATACGTTGACAACCAAAGCGAAGAAGAAGAAGAAGAAGAAGAAGAAGAAGACGAATTAGACGAGTACGCTGTTGGCGACATCGTAGAAGACGAAGACGGTCTTGTTTGGGAATTGGTGGGCTGATATACTGTCCACGCAGTTGCTAATTGCAGGGGGGAGGCTTTGTGCCCCTCCCCTTTTTTTTATTCGCTATTCGCACATAACATATATATGATGTCTTACGCTAGTTAGTGATACTTTTAAGATACATCGTGTATCTTGCCCCTAAATTCAATCTGGTTCTCTGCCCAAGTGTGAATTAACTCAGGCCACAATAAATTACCATCATGGTAAGTCAACATAGCAAAACCACTGCGCCAATTGGTAGGTGAGAGTTCCAAATAATTTTCAAATTGTGGGCCTGTAGGTTCTGCTAATGTTCCCGTATCCACGCCAAACCTTGTGCCGTTATAGTCATCAAAGGGAGTCACTTTAAGGCTGTGCAAATGCCCTGTAACAATGTTTACGCCAGCATTGACTGTATTGTTATGGGTAGCATGAATACCGTTTTTCCAACGGTGTTTAACGACCGTATTCTCCGTAGGCCAACACGCCCAGCATGGATGCCAAGCAGGAAAATGATCTTTAAGGGAAAAGCCTTTAACAAATTCATATTGCGGTGCATTTGCTGCCAAACGA